GTCACTGTGTCGTCAGTTTCAACAACAACGGCAGACGTTGACGCGCTGCCTTCCATGCGGAACCACGCCAGATGTCCAACGCTGTCCAGCGTATCGTTGCGGGCAGATCCTACACCGAATGCCAGCGTGGTAGCGGCGTCGATGTCGGCAACCTTCGCGATAAATTTGACGTACTGCAATTTCCGCAGATCCCACGGGAGCACGTCGTTAAAATACAAGGTGACAATCTCCGCTTCACTGGTTGCTGCCAGTGTCAACTTCGCGGCTCCGCCATCTTCCGTGATACACAGATATGTCGGCGTTCCCGCGGAACTGGTGTCGGCAACGGTCCAGCCGTTCTGGCCTGGAGTGGTGGTGAAGGCTTGTGCCCGGTCGAAGTTTTCGCAGAACTCTGCGACGCCTCTGCTAATCATTTCCATCATCCTTTCGCAGTGCCGCTATTGGCGGACTGAGTTACTCACAACTGCCAAAACCGGGGGCAGAACACCTGCCCCCGGATCTCTCTCAGAATCAGGCGTTGGTGTGCTTCTGCACACCGCGGTGATTCAGTGCCTTTGCCGCCACGCTTTGCAGGACATAGTACCGCATTGCCAGCGTTCCAAAATCCAACTCGCTTCGCACAACCGGGGTTTCCTGACCTTGCAGGAAAGTGACCTCAATCGTGTCGATTCGGGTTGGTGCTGCAAACAGATACCACGCCGTCCGGCTCGAAGCATCCAGCAACGGCTCAATGACTGGCGTCAGCGTGCGTGTCGGATTGTAAACCATCGTGTTGACCGAACTCGACGGATCATAGGCCGAATTGACCAACTGATTCGCGACAACTTCCAACGCAGACGGAACCACGAGGTACGACGGAGTCAGGTTCAGGATGTCCGGCCCTTCGTTGCCCTCTGTCGTGTTTTCGCCTCGCATCTGTCGCATCAGGTCCGTCAACGCTCCGACACTGGTCACCGACGGATTGTTGCTGGTGCCCGTGCTCAGGTTCTGTTGTTTGCGGTTTCCGCTCACAGCAGAAAACAGGGCAACGCCATCAGACATGGTGGGATTGCTCGTGACCTGTGCCCACGCAACGGCGTTGACCGTACGCGCGGAAGCATCGCCCAGTGCAAGCGGGACGCGTGTCAGTACGGACATATCGTCATTGACCAGCAGTTTGTAACTGAAGTCAATTCCGATCGACCGAGCTTCAACAGCATACGCTTCGCGGGCGTCTGCCATGCTCGCACGGTTCGGCTCGTCCTGATCGTTCCAGACTGGCAGGTTCGGAATGCCGCCCAACCGCATGCGGTTGATTTGCTTGAAGTCCGGAACGCTGTCACCCTGACGCATCGGACCACGCCAAGTCTGCGGGGCTTCCTGATAGCCGACCATCATTGATTTGTTGATGGCGTCCAGCGTCAGGTTGGTGAAGCTGCCAGTGGTGTGATAGGCCGCATCAGATCGCACGCCACGAATGCCAGCCTTTTCGGGGCCAAACATTGCAGCAATGGCAATCTGTTCGCGTGTCAGGCCGAGAGTCTGAATGCCCTGACTTCGCACAAACTCGGTCGCCATGTCCATCAGGGTTGCATGCCGGAACTGCTCAGGTGCCTTGCGTTCGTCGGCTGACAGATGTCGATCCATCAGCTTCTGATCGCCGTTGGTTGCCGATCGCACAGCACGCTCAATCAGCACGCTCCGCAGGTCAGTCTGAAGACGTTCGGCACCAGTGCTGCCAAACCGGATAGACGCACCGTAGGGAATGGTAGACGCCAGTTCCGCTTTGCGTTTCTTCAGGTGCTCACGCACAGCCGCAACATCTGCCAGATCGCGACAAGCGGCGAACTCATCCGGCAATTCTGCCAGTTCGCACAGGCTGCGAATTTCGCGGTCAGCAGCTTCGCGACGTGCGGCCTGATCGGCAACAGCCTTTCGGGTTGCTGCCTCAATCATTGTGGCCAGTGATTCGGCATTGATGCCGGATTCGCTTCGCACCGGCTCAGGTGCCTTTGCAGGCTCTGGCTTCGCAGACAACTTGTCGGCGTTGTCCAACAACCATCGCTGTGCTTCGTCGTCAGTGTGTGTTGCTGGCATGCCTCGCGACACAAGCAACGCTCTCAGTGCTTCATTCATCTCAAACGTCCTCTCTTCCAGGAACCGAACCGCTGCCGGATCGAGTCCCCGCAGCTTTGCCTGTGCGTCTGCACCGATGGGAGTCAACGAGACTTCCCGCAGCCGCCACTTGGTCACAACATTCACGGGACCGCTAAATTCGCGGCCTCCGATTGTCTTCGTTTGTCCTTCGGGGACATACTGCCGTTTCAAAACGTCATAGCCGACTGAAACGTCTGTAATGTGCCCGTCACGTACGCCCGCGAAAGCCTCTTCAGCGTGCATTGCTCGGCTGAACACCAGCGTTGCCGTCAGGTTGTCGTTGTTGACCGTGATTCCTCGCACGCTACCCAACTGGTCTTTGACGGAGTACCGATTGTGTGAATCCAGAAACGGAACCTGACGCGACTTCGGGAACTCCGCACCTTTTGACAGCAACACCTCCGGAACCATTTCCATGCGGCTCCAGTCGGGCATCAGCACCGGCGTTTCCGTGCTAATGACAGCTTCAACGCTACGTGATTCTTCATTGAAACTCGCGGCCCTGACTTCCAGCGAACGAAATCCCGGATCGCTCACAGCCGTCGCTAATGATCGCTTACTCATGCCGTCACCCCTGCTGTTTCTTGTGCTGCCTGCTGCGCCTTCAACTGGTCGCCGCTGTCGACTCCCATGATGTTATTCACAACTTCTTGCGGAATACCCTTCTGTTCTGCGACTGCATAGATTTCAGCCACGTCATTCAGCACGTCACGCCAGTTCGTGTTGACCTTGCCGCACTCCATTTGCGGAGAACTTAGCCCGGCCTTGATTCGTGCTGCTGCGGCTTCTGCGTCGTCTTTCGGGTTGATCGACAACGCCACGGGACCCTGCCAATTAGCCACTGAAAACCGCCCCGGATTCGCCGTGAACTCTTCTGCTGACACAATGCCGTCGAAAAATCCAGACATTACACCGGCGCGAATGACGCTCTCGTAAATCGGCTGGCAAAACGAAGACGAAAACCACTCCTGAACGTCATGCAGTTCCGGCCATGCGTCGTTGTCGGCAGACCGTTCGCTGCTGAATGAACTGTTGCGATAGTCGCCGGTAATCGTGCTGGCCTTGACGCCTGGGAAAGCCCCTGCGGTCATTCGCTGAAGGTGTTGAACAAACCCTTCCGGATTCATGTTCGGCTGACTCGGAGAATGCAGCTCAAACTTACCATCCTTGCCGACATTTAGCAGCATGGCAGGCTGCAGTTTCGTGACCGTGTTGCCGTCGCTATCGGTCAGGTCTGTTCCGTCTGCGGATGTTTGCACAGGCGATAGCCCAGCATTCAGGCCAACGCGGCTTGCCCCTGTCGGCTTCGCATAAGTCCCGACGATGCAAGCGGCCATTGCGGTCGCTTTCAGGACGTTGTAGTTCAGGTCGCCTGTGTCGCGAATGTTCATGATCGCACTGGCAAACCACGGCACGCCCCTTAACTGGTCGATGTCTTCCTCAACAAACAGATGCCCAATTTCTGCAATGGAAAACCGACGGACATTGCCGACCTGATTTGCCGCCGCGTAGGCTGGCTGAACTCGAATCCAGTAGGCAACTCGTTCGCCGTCCGGATTGATTTCCACGCCGCGAAAGATGCTGTTTCCTTCGGGCACCCGCTCGGATGTCAATTCAGATTCATCAGCAAATCGGCATGTATCAATAAGCTGCAACGCCATCGAAATTGGCAGGTCATGTTGTCGGCGTTTTCCGTCGTCGATCGCTCGCAATCGGTACGCACAATCACCGGACAGAATGACGCTTTTTAGTGCCAATTTTTGCAGTCCGGCGAACGTTGAACCGCCTTTGCCAGGCAGTCCCCGTGCGTCAAATCCGCTTTGAATTCTTGCCCACAACTCCTGAGCTTTCTGCCGAAACTCGACGGCGGGGGAACCGTCTTCGTTCATTGCCAACGATTCGGGATTCATGCCCCGCTTGCCGACGACTTTTGCCGTAATGCTGCGGACCACCTTGCGGGCAGACGGATTGTTTCGGTACAGGTCCCACGAATCAGCCCGCAGCGTGTCAATCGTCGCTCCACTGACCTCGTTTTCCTTGCTAACAATCCGCCGCTTTGCATT